ATTATGAGGCGCTTCAACTAGCACCAGACTATGAGTTCTTATCTCTAGGTTCTCTTATTACTATATTAAATAATGGTGAATACTTATCCGATGCCGATAAGAAACGTATCGATGATAAACTTACCGAACTTTATAAAACATATTCAGCACAGCTTATCGATCAGTTACAAGATGATAAGCCAAAGGCACCAGTCATCTCTATTGAGAAACGTATCATCGATACGGCAAGAACTGCATCTGAAGAGATTGATTATGCTCTTGATAAGTTTGTAAAGACTAAATCATCCGACTTTAATATCAAGGCTCATTTGTTATCAAATAATATATCTAGTGCGGTAGCAAAAAAGATTGGTGAGTATTATCAAAGTACTTTAAGTGAGGTCGATGAGGCTATTGAAGGTGTCGATGAACAGTTGGTAGAGGGTTATTCTTATTTCACTAAGTCTGAACTTAAAAAGTTTAGAGAGTTTATTAAGGGTATCATTGATGGATGTGCACAGCAACAAGTTACAGCCAAAAAACCTAGAATTCAGAAAGCTAAACCACCAGCGATTATTGTTAAAAAACTTAAATTCTTAAGAGAGTTTGCTGAACTAGGTCTTAAGTCCATCGATCCAGCTACTATTGTAGGTGCTGATGAGTTATGGGTTTATAATGTTAAAAACCGTAAGCTTATTAACTATACAGCTGCAAGTAACGAAACACTATCAGTTAAAGGTAGTACTATCTTAAATTATGATATTGGTAAATCTAATACTAAAACATTACGCAAACCTGAAGAGTTCTTTAAAGAATTATCTATTGGTAAACGAAACATGAGTATTGCAGTTAAATCATTAACAACAAAATCATCTCAACCTAATGGTAGAATTAACAATGATATGATTTTAATTGGAGCCTTTAAATAATGGCATATGTAAAAGAAGTATTTGATGTAGAAGAATTAGAACAGGCCAAACATATAGTTCTAACATCAGATCCTAATAATCCAAATAAGTTTAAAATTGAAACTGATGCAGTAATCAAGTCTCTTAAGAAACGCAAGATTATAACTAAAGACTCATGGGTCATGGACTTTGGTTGTGGTATGGGTAGGGTATCTAAAGCTGTTTTGGATGAGTTTAACTGTACTGTTATTGGTGTTGATATAAGTCCATCAATGCTTAATTTTGCTCAGGAATATACAGAATCCCTTAAGTTTAAGGGTGCTATTAAATGGACGTTACCTAATACTATTGATGTATGCTTAGCAATTTTATGTATTCAGCATACCGAATATCCTAAGTCAGAGATCAAAGCAATCTATGACGCATTAAAACCTAATGGCTATCTAGTTCTTATTAATGAGAATAATAGATTGGTACCATCAGGAGTCGACAGTAAAGGATTTGTTATTTGGAATGACGATGGAGTCGATGTACATAAAGAAGTTGAAAAGAAGTTTAAAAAGATCCATGCTGAAAAGTACATGGACACAGATAAAGAAATAATTTACTATCAGAAAGTTACATAATGATAATTCTTGACTACAGCCAAATTGCGCTAAGTAACATCTTACCTTTTCAGAATGACATTAAGCGTCAGTCACCTGAAGAGATTAAGAACTTAATTAGACATACTACATTATCTACTATTAAATCATACAAGAAAAAGTATGGTAAAGAATATGGTGAGATGATTATTGCATGCGACGGTAGAAACTACTGGCGTAGAGGAGTATTCCCTCACTATAAAGCATCTCGTAAGGCAAGTAGAGAAAAATCAGATCTCGATTGGGGTCTAATATTTGATACGCTTGCTGAATTACGTACTGATCTTATTGAGAACTTTCCATATAAAGTTATTATTAATGAAGGTGCCGAAGCCGATGATATTATCGCGGTACTTACTGAATTTACACAAGAGAATCTGTTAACTGAAGGTGGATTATTTCCTGAACCTCAAAAGGTTCTTATTGTATCGTCTGACAAGGACTTTATCCAGTTACAGAGAAACAAAAATGTTCGTCAGTGGTCTCCAATGCAGAAGAAGTTTGTTGAGGGTTCACAGAAACAGGTACAAGAGTATACCATTGAACATATAGTTAAGGGTGACTCTGGTGACGGTATACCTAATATCCTATCTAAAGATGATGTGTTTGTATCTGGTGATAGGCAAAAACCATTCTCGTCTAAGCGCTTACCTGAATTCTATGAAAAGGGTATTGAAGCATGTAAAAATGATGAGGAACGTAGAAACTATCAGCGTAATCAAACACTAGTTAACTTTGATTATATTCCTGAAGAGTTATCGAAGATTATTATATATAATTATGAGAATACTAAACCGAAAGGCGATAAAAATTCTGTGATGAATTACTTAATCAAAAACAAATGTCGACTATTACTCGACGAACTTGAGGACTTTTAAAATGGCACAACAAAAATTTATCCCTGAAATCTTGGAAGAGATCAATAAGGATCCAAAAAAGATTAATGACTATAAAAAAGATTCAGCACTCGATTTAGTCTTTAAATATGCGTTCCATCCAAATGGCAAAATGTTACTTCCAGATGGAGATCCGCCATATAGATCTGATGCGGCACCAATAGGTTTAACGCCAGCAGTATTAAGACACGAGCTTACAAAACTATATGTATTCTGCCGTAAAGACTTAACTAATATTAAACGCGAACAATTGTTTATTAGATTATTAGAATCGGTTCATCCCACGGAAGCTAAGCTTTTGATTGCTATTAAGGATCGTAAGCTAGATAAGATGTATAAGAAGATTACAAAGAAACTAGTCACCGAGGCAGGATTTATACCACCGGAAGAGTCTGGGGAATAGTTTTACTATAAATATATAGGAATCATTGATTCTTATGAAAGTGAAGCCATGGTCGATCGGCGCATAATTGTTTTGCTATATTAATCAATCACTTATAAACCTATTTACAATAATTGGGAGATGTGATATAATAGTATTATGATTAGGCACATTTTACTCTATAAAAGCGATAAGATATCGGTGTACTGTACCCCAGCGGTAGAGCGCGAATCTACGGCCAAACGTAAATCTACTTACGTTAAAACCTGTATCGCGGCAGAAAAGACGCTAATCAAAAGTATTACAAGTAAATACCCAAAAACAAAAGATAGTCATTTTAAATTCCTATTCAAAAACTACAAGAATAACGATATGCTTGGGTCTTGTGATATGGAATTTGATAATGACATAGCAGTAGATTTAAACGCTAAGGCAATGAACAGTTTATGTAAGACTATTGGTCATGAATTAGTGCACGCCAGACAGTTCCTATCTGGCCAGTTGCAGTACAATGTACGTATTAAGTACTTTACTTATGAAGGTGATAAACATAGGTATATATACAGACGTCAGCCATGGGAACTAGAGGCTTACGCGCTACAAGACAAAGAATCGTTAAAATTGAAGAGGTGGCTATTAGATCATGCACATTACAACCCAAAACTCGCAACTTCAGAAGTATAAAGCTCAAGTAGTAGAATTCGAACCACTTCCAGACTGGAAGTTTAAAGTATCCTATTACGACGATGAGGGTTATCTATGTACAGAGATAGTAGATCACACAAAACTTGAAGGTGAATTTATTAAGGAAAAATTATGAACAAACAATTATTATTACAATCAATTAAAACAGTATCAGGCTTTTTAGCAGTAATCTGTATAGTGTTTATATCTATAGCATTTATTTTATCCACATTACCAACATGGGCTGGAGTAACATTTGTTATTCTATGTTTAGGTGGTGCTTTAACGTGGTTAGAATATAAAAACTTAAAAGATAAAGCAGCTTACAAACGCTTAAAAGACGGAATTAAGTAATGAATATTTTCTATCTACATCCAGATCCTAAGACCTGCGCTGAGTACCATGTGGATAAACACTGTGTCAAGATGATTCTTGAAACGTGCCAACTGTTATCTACTGCACATAGGATTCTGGATGGTATAGGACCAATAAAACTTAAAAGTCCTACTAGTAATCGCATGATAACTAGATATTGGTTAGCTGATGATCGTGAAGCTATATTATATAATGCTACACATATGAATCATCCGTCTGCTGTATGGTGTAGACAAAATCGAGATAATTATTATTGGCTATGGTGTTTACTTAAATCGCTGTGTGACGAATACACTTATCGTTATGGTAAAATACATAAGTGTCAAGAGATTGGATTAGTAGATAAATTAAAGTGGTTTCCTAATAATCTTTCTCATGGTTTATTTACTGAACCGACTCCGGCTATGCCTGATCAGTACAAAACGCCAGGTAATTCAGTGAAATCATACCATAACTATTATAATAATGAAAAGCAAAGAATGTTTGCCTGGAAGCAAAGATCAGTACCGCCCTTTATAAATAAAATTAAAGAGGATACTTATGCCACTATATGATTTTAGAAAAAAGGATACCGGTGAGGTATTTGAAAAGATGATGTCTATATCAGCTAAGGAAGAATATCTTAAAGAAAATCCAAACATTGAGTCAGTACTTGGTATGAATATGATGATCGATCCATTCAGATTAGGAGTTAGGAAGTCAGATCAAGGTTTCAAAGAAGTATTACAACGAATCCATGAGAAAACACCTGGTAGCCAGTTAAATAAAACTACAAAACAATTATAAGGTAACTTATGGCCCGACATAAACGGGATAACGGTAATGTGGAGACCGTACAAGAACAACCACAACAGCATATAAGTAATGGATTAAGAATTAAAGCAGATCAGCTTAAAAAGTTTGATCCACTTACTGATAATCAAAAGAAGTTCTTTGATGCTTATAAGATAGGTGACTATTTTATAGCGCTACATGGAGTAGCTGGAACTGGTAAAACATTCTGTGCTTTATATAAAGCTATAGAAGAGGTACTAGATAAATCTAATCCATTTAGTAAGATCATTGTCGTGCGATCAGCAGTACAGTCTCGCGACATGGGCCATCTTCCAGGTGACGTGGCAGAGAAGATGGAAATATATGAACAGCCATACCGACAAATCTGTGAGACCCTTTTCGGTCGTAAAGATGCGTGGGAAAGGCTTGAAGAACAAGGCCATGTTAAGTTTATATCGACTTCGTTTATTCGAGGTATGTCTTTCGATGACGCTATTATTATCGTTGACGAAATGCAGAACATGACTTATGAGGAAATCGACACAGTTATGACTCGTGTTGGTTATCGTTCTAAGATCATTTGGTGTGGTGATTATCGCCAGACTGACTTGAATAAAAAGAAAAATGACGTTAGTGGTATATTGAAATTTTTCGATATCGCTCAGCATATGAGTTCTTTTACTCGTATTGAGTTTACCGTTGACGACATA